AGATAAGATAGTTATTGACTTAACAGGACAAGATGGCAATGCTTTTTGTTTACTTAAATATGCAGATACATTATCAAAAAAAATGGATTTCGATAAAGATAAAATCTATACGGAAATGACAAGTGGGGATTATGAAAACTTACTACAAGTATTCGACAGATACTTTGGTAGTTTTGTAATACTGGAAAGATAATGGTAGAATATTTGGGAGACATTATTCATGCAGTATATCAATTGTTTTGCATAATTATTGTATTAACATTTATATGCAATTTACATAATATACATGATTGGATATGCGACAAGTTAAGTAATTTAAGTTTAATAATATTTAGGAGATAGACTATGATAACAAGAGAAGAAATAAGAATAGGTTTTGCAGAATGTGATACCACAGAAAAGAAAATTGAATTTTTAGAATTTCATATAGAACAGGAAAAAGATATTCCGGAATTATATGAGAATCTAATAGACGACCAAGGAAATAAATTATTCAAATTTGAAGGTTTATTAGAATCATGGACTTCACCTTCACCGATTGACTTTTTGACAATGAAGAACTTCGGATTAACCATGCGAGAATATGTCATGAGAAAAATTACTAAAACGAGTACAAAAGAAAAAACAACAGAAGAAATGATTGAAGATGTAGAAATAGAGGTACCTGTGGTACCTGAAGATGATGTATCTAGAATCGTAGGAGAAATGAATGAAGTATAGTGAAGAAAAAATATTACAAGAAATAAGTCAATACATTGAAGGTACTTATAATCAGCATTATAGTGCAGACAAGGACGGATTCCAAGTTCAAGATATGTTGCGACATTTAGATATAGATAAAGATTTTTGCCAGGCAAATGCGATTAAGTATCTTTGCAGATATGGTAAGAAAGACGGAAAGAATCGTAAAGATTTAATGAAGGCAATACATTACATAGTTTTGTTATTGTCTAGTGAGGATAATAATGCCACATGAGTTTTTAAAATTTATTGAACAATTAGTTTTACTTAAAGCAAGTGTTTCAATATTAAAATCAGATGACCCAATTAAGATAGAAATCTTAGATTACATTGATACAGTCATTGCAGAATACAATGTAGAAATTGAAGAATTTGAAAGAAATATGGCAATGGAAATGAAAGATAGGAGTATACATTAATGAAATTAAGTACATTTATATTAATAACCGCTCTAGTTTTATGTTTCACAACATCAAGAGCTGAATCAAAAACAATGACAATGGTCGTAGATGGTAAACCTATTATAACGATTACAGTTGAAGAAGATGAACCTGTAAAAGAAGAAACTGAGGAAGAACCTGATTGTGAGTAAGACCAGAAACTTTGTACAGAAGTGGTTAAAACGGTTTTGTAAAGCCACCGTTGAGGTGGATAAAAAGAAAAGAGATAAACGAGGATATGTCAAACATAAAAATAATGAAAATAAAGCTTGACAAACGCTTTGAAATGTCCTATAATGGTGACAACAATAGAATTACTATGTGTAATAGTCATGACAGACTTAAAAATGTCAAATTAAATAACAACAAAAGGTAAATATTATGGCAAGAGCTAGACTAAGCAAAAAAGAAAAAGTACTAAACTTACTATCTAAAGGACAACCAGTATTCTGGAGAACCCTAAGAAGTAGATTTGACTTAACATCACCTAGAGCAATGGTTGATACATTACGCTCAGAAGGACACATGATTTATATTAATCAAAGTACTGGTACTAATGGTAACAACACTTCATATCGTATGGGTACACCATCTAAAGCGATTGTGGCTGCTGGAATCAAGAAACTTTACGGAACAAGTTTCGCTTACGGTTCTTAATTGAAACTAGAGGTGCCCTTAACTGGGCACCTCATTTTAACCTTGGAGGAAAAAATGTATCATAAAGTCAGTACAATGTGCGACAAGATTAGAGTAATTTATGATAAGTCAGAACAATTAAGGATAATGAAATACGGTCATCAAGATGATGACACAACAGAAAAATTTTCACAAGCAGAAATTGATGTGCAAATAAAAGATATACAACAAATGTGTAGAGAGATATCAAATGATAAAGGAAAATATGCTAAATATCCAGCAAAGAAAAACGCTTAACACATTAGGTATAGTTTTGATTGGGTTGTCCTTACAAGGATGTTTGGCGACCAGGTCACAAATCGGTGCTGGTTTAGGTGCAACAACAACGACAGTTGCATGTGTATCAGCTGGGATTGATAATCCATATGTAATTGCAATGTGTACCTTAGGTGGTGCGATTGCAGGTGCAGAATACATGTATCAGTCAGACTATGATGTTCACTATGGTACTTTTGTAGACCATATGAATGTTGCAACAAGTGGTCAATCATATACAAACTGGTTCAATAGAAACACAGGTAATAGTGGTATAATAAAAACAACAAGTTTATATTATCAAGGACCTTTTAAATGTGTTGATTATGATGTAACCGTTGATATAACAAATTCATGGCCAGTTATTGGTATGGGTAATGTAGACAGAAGAACAGAATTTGGAACGGCATGTCAAATGCCAGATGGTAGATGGTTAGAAAAACCATATANAAATCCTTATACAGGAGAATGGGTGAGTGCAAATGAATAAAGATGAATATGGATTTATGATATTTTGTAAATTGATTTTATTATCATGGATATTTGTATGGGCAGGTGCAGTTGCAGATGAAGAATTTCACCCTAAAGTAAAACCAATAAAACAACAGTCTTGTTTTACAAAGATTATAACAACAATTAAAGATGATGTGGTTACAAAAGAAGAACAATTAATCTGTGCAGACGGCAGAAAAAACTTTGATGAACCAGGTTATTGGGAATTGTATTCAGAATTTTATTATCGTGATACAAATGCACCAAGTTATTGCAGGTATTATGATAGACCGAATCATGCTTTTAAAACACCAGGAAAAGCATGTCTTACAAAATCTGGTGATTGGGAGGTCCAATGATTAAAAATATAATAATATTTACTCTAGGATTTATTGTTATTACTATGACAGATTTGACCATTGAAGAAGTGGTTATACATCTTAGCAGTAGTATAAATAGTGTTATTGATAGAGTGATAGGAGTAATATAATGAAAAATTATATAATAGTTGTATTTGCATTAACATTAGGTGCATGTTCAACAACAAACAATCCAATGTATTCATTTAAAACTGAAAGTACGGATTTAACAACAACAGTACCAGGTTGGTTCATGGCAGATTATTCTAATATGAAACTATGTGGTAATGATACTCAAGAAGGTATGTGTATATATGGGGCAGGTACATCTGTATCGCCTGATTTAAACCTTGCGATTGAGAAGGCGAAGATGATTGCAAAATCTGAAATTGCTGATATGATAAAAGGTACAATTAACAAAGAAAGTAAACAGTTCATTTCTGAAATCGGTAAAGATAAAGAAAAATATGTTATGACTGAAGTTGAAAGTGCCTTAGTTAATTCAATAAAAGATACTTCAGTTCGTGGGTATGAAATCTTTAAACAAGATGTTACAATTACTAAAGATGGTAGTTATCGTGCATATGTTGGATTAAGATTACCTATGGGTGAGTTAAATAAGATGTACAATTCGGATATTATGAGTTTAAATGAAAATAGTAATTTATAGTAAAAACAATTGTATATACTGTACTAAAGCCAAGACTATGTTAAGTAGTCTTGGTGTAAAGTATGATGAAAAAAAATTAGAAGAATTTAAAACAGTAGATGATATGTTAGAAGATATAGGAAGAAAAGTTAAAACAATGCCACAAATAAAAATTGATGGCGAATTAATTGGTGGGTATCATCAGTTAGTTGAATATTTTGATGACCAAGGTCTAGTCAATTTCAAAGGAGAAAAAGTTGAGTAAGGATAAAGATAACATACTACAATTTCCTAATGGTGGGAAGATGAAACCAGTTGATACTGTGGTTGATGAAAATTCATTTCAGAATTTAACACTTGGCGAAGCTAGAGAACAACAAGAATTAGAATTAGTTGAATCATGTGTGGATGAATGTGCTATATCATTAATAAAACATTTAGTAGATTATGGATGTGATATAAACAAAAAACATTTTTATGGTGATTTGGGATTTATCACAGAAATGATTAGAGCATTAGTTTATAGAGATTTGAATAGAAATCATATATCACAAGCATTGATAGATAAAATTATAACTATTCAATATAATGCTGATAATGAAGTACAACCTATAATAAATTATAGTAAAGTTTTAGTTCCTGAAGATTTAAAAGAAAACATGATAGGGAATGAAAATGATGATATCACTTCTCAAGAAGAAATAGTATTTGAAGCAGATTTTGAATTTCCAGATGATGAAACGGAAGAAACTTCGGAAGTTAAACCAGATTGGTCACCATCAGATGAATTTATGAATACTGAAGAAAAAATATCAGACATATCTGATTGGAAACCAACACAAGAACCGGAAGATGATAAATGATTTTAGTTGATTTAAATCAAGTATTGATATCTAATTATATGGCCCAAACAAGAGGTCATCAAGCACCTAATATAGATATGTTTAGACATATGGTGTTGAATAGTATCAGAGGTTATAATTTAAAATTTAAACAGAAGTATGGTACACAAATATTATGCGCTGATTCAGCAAACCCTTGGCGTAGAGAATACTTTCCTAATTATAAACATCAAAGAAGACAAGGTAGAACCGAAACTAAAGAATCAACGGATAAATGGGATGACCTTTTTGATATTATTACAGTTGTAAAACAAGAGATTGCAGAAAACTTTCCTTACATGGTATTATCAGTAGATAATTCTGAGGCAGATGATATCATTGCGATATTATGCAGAGAGGCACATAACAATAAAGAAGATGTTATGATAGTATCAGGTGATAAAGACTTTATACAATTACATAAATATCCCGAAGTAAAACAATTTAGTCCGATTCAAAAGAAATTTATTAAAGATGAAGACCCAATAAAATTTTTACATGAACAAATTATAAAAGGTGACCGTTCTGATGGCGTACCTAATATACTATCTGATGATAATGTTTTTGTAACAGGTGAAAAACAACAACCAATACATAAAAAAAGATTACAAGAGTGGGCAGAATTAGATAATATACCACTCGGTAGTATAACAAGATTAAATTATCAACGAAATAAAAAGTTGATTGATTTAACAGAGATTCCTGTAGCGATACAAGAGGATATTATAAATACTTACAGGTCATATAAGATACCAAATAGTTCAAAACTATTGCAATATTTTATAGACCATAAGTTGAAAACATTAATGACAAATATAAATGACTTTTAAACATGAGGTGAAAATATGGTAACAAGAAATCCAAATCTAATATCTCCTGCAGCTATGACTTCCATGGCTCAAGGTGGTACAGGTAAACCGTTATTTAGTGAAGTGTTCACTAAAGTAAATAACGCTAAAGTAAAATCAAAAAAAATAGAAATCTTAAAAGAGAATGATACACCAGGATTAAGAAGAATCTTGAAAGGTGCATTTGACCCTAAAATTGTATGGGATTTACCAACAGGTACACCTCCATATATGGCGAATGAAGCTCCAGCAGGTACAGAACATACTGGACTTGAAGCAGAATCTTCTAAATTATGGCATTTTATTGTAGGTGGTGATAATACATTATCTAAAACTAGAAAAGAAACTCTATTTGTTCAAATACTAGAAGGTCTTCATAAAGATGAAGCTACAGTAATGATTGGAATAAAAGATAAGAAGTTGCATAATATGTACAAAGGACTAACAGCATCCGTTGTAAAATCCGCTTTTAATTGGAATGATGATTATATTGATATCAATAAAATAAAGTAAAAAAGTGCTTGACAAATCGTGTGAGGTCCTGTATAATGGACCTATTATATTATGAACATAAAAGAAATAGTACAAACACCTTATACAATGAATCCTCGATTCAAACCTGTAGACAATGTTGTCTTGAAGGAATACACCGATGATTTATATAATGAGAGGAACTTTGAATTTAAAACTCTATCAGATGAAATGTGTTTTGAATCTTATATTGCAAGACAAGAATCTTTAGTTGAAAAAACATCTAAAGCAATGCAATTAACAGATGAACCTTTTTACTCAATA